CCTTTACGGTGATGATATTACATTGTGAAAAAATAGTTTATTGAGATAACGGCAAATCCCTTTTGAACAATAGCTTTGCAAATAGGATTAAGCCCGTTAGCCTCCACTTTATCTCCTCCGGTAAACCCTCCTCCATGTATGAATACAAAAACGGGGAATCCTTTCTCTGGCTTTTTTTTATCGGGTAGGTAAAGATCTAGTAGTCTGTCGGAAGAATGATCGTTTGTAGAAAGCTTTTTTCTTTGCAGCCCGTAGCGGATATCCTTGACGACTGTATAAGTTTGAGGCGTTCCCTGCTGTTTTTCCTGTGTTTCTTCAGCTTTTGTCATTGACAAAAATGCCAATAAAAAAATGTATATACACAATATTGCTTTTAAATAGCGATTCATAATGGATTTGTTAAAGTATAATCTTGATTCTACAGTTTTTCTAGCTTGTAATTTTTCTGTAATCTAATATCGCGGGAAGATGCACCAATCTGTATTGTAAAAGTGCCGGGATCTGCTTTCCAGCCTTTATTCTTAATATCATAATATTGTAGTGCACGCTTGGTTAGTTTAATCGTTACTCTTTGAGATTCCCCAGGTTGTAACGCTACTTTTTCAAATCCTTTTAATTCTTTGACTGGGCGTTGAACACTGCATTCCTGTTGATGTACATATAGCTGTGCAATTTCCTGACCATATCGCTTACCGGTGTTGCTGACAGTGAAAGAAACATCGAAGGTATCATCTGCTTCATTCCATATTGGATTCATATCTAAATCTGAATATTCGAATGAAGTGTAAGAGAGACCGAAACCGAATTCGAATTGAGGCTTTATTTGGTATGTATCAAAGTAACGGTATCCTACCATGATTCCTTCTTTGAATCGGACGGTGTCATTTTTCCCAGGATATTCTCCCCAAATATGATCTGGCATATCTTCTAACTTTTTACCCCAAGTTGTAGTCAGCTTGCCGGAAGGGTTAACTTCACCAAATAATGTACGTGCCAATGCGTTTCCTCCTTCCATGCCCAAAAAACTTCCATATAGCAATGTAGATGCGTTGTTGTACCATTGTCCCATTTCTATAGGTCCACCGGCTATCAGCACTACTACTGTGTTGGAATTAGCTTTCAGAATACCGTCTAGCAATTTGTCTTGTTGGTAGGGGAGTTTTAAGTTGGGTTTATCGTATCCTTCGCAATCAGATCCATGTTCGTGTGAGGTTCCACCTACGTAGATTACCAAATCTGCGTGGGATGCTGCACAGACGGCTTTTTTATACAAATCTTTATCAAAGTCTTCAAATTCATTGGTAAACCAATGTCCTACTTTGAAAGCTTTTTTCTTTAGCTTATAGCCGGGTACATATTCTATGTGCGCTTTCCCTTTCAAATACTCTTGTAGCCCTTCCAAAGGAGTGACTTCATATTTAGCTTTGAGTTTTGTACTGCCACCTCCTGCTGCAAATACTTCGGTTGCATTTGCGCCAATCACTGCGATATTCTTGTATTGTGCCGGGTCTAGTGGTAGCATATCTTTGGAGTTCTTCAATAATACCAATGATTCCTCCGCTATTTCTCTGGCAGCCTTAGTATGGGCAGGTATTGCAAGTTTGGCTGCCATACCTGTAGTGTCATAAGGAACTTGTCCTATTAAATCAAGTCGAAGCATCAATTTCAGAATATTACGTACTTTTTTGTTGACAGCTTCTTCCGGAATCTCTCCATTACGTACTTTCTTCAATAAAGGATCGGCCAAATAATATTTATTGAAAGCATATTTCCCATTTTCTTTGATGCTTGTTCCCATTTCGACATCCATACCACACAGAGCTGTTCGTTCTGTGTTATGGACTGCATTCCAGTCTGATACGACTAATCCGTCAAATCCTAGTTCATCACGAAGTAAAGTATCAAGAAGATAAGGACTTTCCGTACACCACAACCCTCGAACCTTGTTATATGCCGCCATGGCTGCCATGGCTCCACCTTGCTGTATGGCAGCTTCAAAAGCCGGAAGATAAATTTCGTGTAAGGTACGTTCGTCTACTTCTACACTCACTTTGTACTGATTGTATGCCTGGCTATTTAGAGCAAAATGCTTCACACAAGAGGCTACTCCCTGTGATTGTACTCCTTGTATATATGGAACAGCCAGCTCACCGGAGAAGAAAGGATCCTCGCTGAAATATTCCCAATTACGTCCATTGAGTAAGGAACGGTGAATGTTGACTCCCGGAGCCAGACTCACATGCTTACCGCGTGCTTTACATTCAGCTCCAAGAACTTCTCCATATAGCTGTGCCAGATCACGGTTCCAAGTAGATGCTAAGGCGCTTAATGCAGGTAGATAGCTACATGCGTCGTTATCCCATCGGGCGGATTCCCACCCATTGGCTACTCCCTCAAATCTTACTCCGTGAGGTCCGTCGGAGTAGTGCAGGTCGGGGATGCCAAGCCTTGGAACACCGGTACTTGAAAACATCGTGTTACTGTGCAACATTCCAATTTTCTCTTCCAAAGTCATTTGCGATAATAAACTTTCTATCTGCTTATCAGTACTTGCTACTTTATTACCGGTCAGGCAGGAGGAAAATATAATCAGAATCAGCCAGCTATATGGAGTCAGTCTTTTCATACTAGAATACTTGTTGTCTTTGATTATTTTGAATTATTCTTTCTTGTTTCAATTTCACTGTACACAGCATCCGGGATCAGATCAAGCCAGTAAGGATCCTGGACGAGTTCCTTGTACAGTTCAAGTGCCAGAGGGTCACTTTGCAGGCGGCGGTCACCATTCTCTGCATTTTCATGATTCTCCCATACGACGGCCTTGACGCGTGGCTCTTCATCCTTCAGCTTAAACCATTCTCTTACCCATCTCTGGTGGTCGCATGTACTGGAGTATCCTCCTTCACTAATCATGATAGGCTTGTCTGCCGATACCTGCTTGATTCCTTGCATCAGCGTGAGCGGATATCTTCTTTCTTCCGGATAAGTAGCACTAAGCGACGGTGGATAACAGCTTACTCCCAGCCAATCTACATACATATCTCCCGGGTAATAGTTTTTCATGGCGTTTGCTTCCGTACCCGGCATGCTTACACTGTTGGGCGACCATACGAAGACATTGTAGGCAGTGACACCCAACTGTTCTGCAATGTTGTACATACGTCTCCAAGCCTTGACATAGTTTGTGGGATCTCCGTAATACGGAGTCCAGCTTCCATTCATTTCGTTGGCTGGTCTGAACCAGATAGGTCCCATGTCACGTACTTTTTGGGCAGCTACTTCGGCGAAGTATGATTTGTGAAAATCGTCAAGTTCGCCATTTGCCATTTGCTGGGTGGGAATGACGGGCAGCCATCCGTAAAGGAAGAATCGGTATTTGCCCTGATAGTCTTTTCCCCAGTATTTCTCACGTACTGTTTGCATTTCGCTGAAATTTCGTCCCGGTTCCATATTCTGATACCATAAGATCATAGATAGTTGCTTTCCCACCAATTTCTCAAATAAGGCAACGGCACACTGGTCAGTACTCCCTTCGCGGTCTTCCGGATCGAATCCGTATAATGGTGGGAATGCTCCATGATAACATCCTTTTTCGGGGACGTACTTCATGTCATTATGAAATTCTCCCATTACCTTGATTTCATCGATGAGCATTATCGTACTGGTGGAAGCTGAAGATTTGAGAGTCGCTTTTACATATCTGCATGCTACATTACTAAAGTCTGTTTTTCCCCAAGCGTCCGACTTTCCGTTACTGTCGGAATAGCTAATTGGTGAGGCTGCTTTTTCCCATTGGCTTTTGTCCTTGCTGGTTGATACTTCTATTTGAGAAGGGAATACAATTTGTGATGTCGGATCGGAAATAGCATGTACCGATACTTCTGTGATACTGCGTGATGATCCCAAATCAATTATTACTTCTACAGTTTGTGTATCCCAACCGACTCCTCTATTTTTAGTCGAGAGGGTACCGGTTTCCTCATCTGTCAGTTTGGTGCCGGATGTCCATGGATCAAGAGGAGCTTTATCAGCATAGGCACTGTTGGCTACAACATTCATTTTATAGAATTTGCCTGCCGCCACATTAATAATGCTTTGTTCATTTGGATCTTTGGGCTTGTTTGGATCAAAAGTAACTTCCCACGATCTCGTTTCTTCTGCATTGCAAGCGTATATGTATGGGGCACAGAACGAAACGTATATTGAGGATTGAGCGGAAAGAATATCAAACCTATTGATATACAAAATGTTATGCAAAATATGAGTGGATGGCTCTGCAAAACGAAACGTTTACGTGGGTTTAATTTGCAGCTACATTTAGGTGCTTTTTAGGCATACAGATTTGCAGATAGGTTTAATTGGGTTTACATAAGGCTTACATGGTTGATTCTGGTGGGGGAGTGAGTGGCAGCTGCGGCTGCTTTTTTTGTGCCTGATTATTTGATATAATGCTGCTTAAATTATTCCATATAATAGTTATTTGGTATATTTGCGACAAAATATTATTAGTTATGGCAAAGGTAATACATATACATTTGACACACGGAATAGAAGGAACAAAGCGGAAAGACTGGTATTTTAGTAGTATAACGGCCATTTATACTGTTTTGACGGCAGAACAGGTGGGCGCAACGAAGAATTATCTGCTTCATGCAGGATTATCTGGTAACGGGACTGTATGCACCAAAAAGGCTATAATAAAGCAATCTACGCTCATTTCTTGCGGGCGTAGTGGAAATGTATCAGACGAATAATAAGCGGCTAAAAAGGCAATAAAAACGGCTTTAGAATGATCCGGTGTGGGGAGGTGGTTATACCTCCCCTTTTTTGTGCTTGAAATCGGTCTTTTTTGACGCTGGATATTCAGGTGGATATTCAAAGTGGATATTCACTTTTATAGAACTGGATATTCAAAATAGGGTTTTGGCGGTGTGCGATACAGACATGCTAAAATACCACAATTTTAAAAATACCCCTTGTTTTTTATTTGATAGCCCCCCCCTAAAAACCTATCATTTTTCACGTTTTACTTTTTAAATTCCCCAATATCAGTGCCTTTATGCCCTTATATAATGGTAGGGGAGGGGGATTGCTTGGGAGGGGGACATCATGGGGGATGATAGGGGGTACGCTTCGTTTTCCATCACCGGTGTATGGTAATAGTAAATCCGCCTACCCGACATTTGCAGTACCGGAAATGGGCGCATCCGATACATGTTTTTCCTTTTCGATTGTCATTTGCCGGATTCGTTCCTCTAAGCGTCCGATTTCTCTATCTTGTTCCCTGATGATTTCTTCTTTTTCTCTAATTAAGGCAAGGAGAGAGGATAGTTCGGTTGTTTGTGTTGTTGTAGATGATGTATTATAGTAAATATCACCTTTCCCAGTAAGTAACCAGGTAGGGTTTATATCATTATGTATTTCGATAATTTTCGACACCCATAAACTTGATATATCTGTTCCTTTGCTAATGCATCTTGAAATTACTCCATTCGAGCACCCAATAGCTTGTTCAAGTGCCCTTGTACTGATACCTTTTTCTTTAATTAGGATTGCAATCCTGTCGGAAATATTCGTCATAAGTCGTAAATTATCTACATAAAACTTTTTAGTGTCGAAAATATTCTATATATTTGCAGCGTGTTCAAAAAGGAACACCGCGCCAAATATACGAAAAAGGCATGTGATTAGCGAATTTTAAGGATTAAAGAAAATGAACGAAGAAATAAAAGAATGGCAGACACAGAGCGTGAAGCACAAGGTGGCTTACGTGTTGATGATGGACGGTATCAGCTTCAGATATACCGAAGAGACCGGGATTGTGTTTTCCGCACCTGATTTTTATGTGAAGAACCTTATCCGCCGCCTGATGAGTTGTTACGGCGTGAGTTTGAAACCGATTATAAACGAATTTAAATAAGTGAGATTATGGAAAACAAGAAAATGAGTTGCTGGGATTTTGTATTCAGTTCTGTAAAGACCCATATAGATGATTTGGTAAGACAGGCTGACAAGTACACCAAAGACATGAATGAGGATTTTGAACATTTCTTCTGCTGGTATGCCGAGGATATGTACAAGACGCAACGTGAACTTTCCTGTTACCGTGCCTTGAAGGTGGTTTTATCTGCCGGTAGCCATGATGATGTAAAGTTATACATGGAAAGCAAGATAAACAGTCTGACTGATAGTCTTCTTACCGGAAGCATCCGCAAGAACAGCACCAGTGCGGCTTCAAATTTGGCGCATACGTTGGAACTGGAAGTGAACCAGAAGATACGTGAGAAATTCACTATACTTCTTGGGATTATTGAAAAAGGTGAAAAGGTTGAGGGACAACAGTAAACCCAGCGTGACAACCCGGAAGGCGTTAAGAGACGGGTGACGGTGTGGAAAGACACACGGGAGTGCATGGTTCTTGTGCCGGGGTTCGATTCCCCGGACTCCCCCCAATATTAATCATTAAAACAAGTGAGATATGAACAAGAGGTACATTCACATTACGAAAGCCGACCGCGACTTTATCGCAAAGGCACTCAACGTGACAGAGAAGACTGTTTATAACGCTATCCGGTTTGATGACCGTCGTGGCAACTCCGAACTTTCTGCAAAGATCCGTAAGTTGGCCATGGATCGTGGCGGTATTGTGATGGTTGTTATTCCGGAAATAGAAACTTTCCATGATTATGACAATGTGATGCGTCAGTACTGTCCGAACGGTGCCTTGATAGAGCTTGACCGTAATGATGGTAGCGGTCAGGTAATATTCAAGGGAGAAACGGTGAAGACTTACGAGCATGTGATGGTTGCCGATATTAACCAAATCCAAGCGTTTGCATCGGCATTGAGATAGGAGGCGGCTATGTTGGTGTATTACGGTAACATACAGTGTATTTCTGCACGTGAGCTCATAGATGGCGGCTATATCACCGAATCCTGCTACAGGAACTGGGTGAACCGTGGCCGTATCAAGGTGGTGCGTCGTGGTGGAGGTGCTGCTGGAAATTGCGCGTTGGTCGCCCTCAATAGCCTGCCTACCGAGTGTCTGGAACGGGTGAAGGAAGACAACCCCGGTGGAACAGAGCAGGCACTTCGCCACTGGATACTCTCAAACTATGTGCTGGATCAGGCTGCAGTAGCCTATTTTTTGGATTGGGCTTCTCATTCTTCCAGCAACAGAGCAACAGACGAACTTGCCCGGAAATATGCGGTGAATGCTTCCGTGTTGAATACTTGTATCAAGCTTTATAACAGAAGCAATGATTACCGAAAACTGATGGGTGAAAAATATAACTGGGACATGATGGCCACCACCATCGAGACCCTACGCGAAGACTTTGGTCATGATCTTCCTGCCAGTACCCTTCGTTTCCGCAAGAAAGTGAACGAATATAAGCAATACGGTTATGAATGTTTGATAACCGGAAAATTCGGCAACCAGAACAAACGGAAGGTAACTCACATGGACGAACGCCTGGTGATGAGTTTGAAAGTACTTCCCAACCAACCATACGGCAGTGATGTGCATGAAATGTATCTGTCGTTTGTATGCGGTGAACTGGAAGTATGGGATCTGGAAACAGGAGAGATATTCAATCCGGAAAACTTTACGGATAAGAACGGGGAACCGAAAGAACTGAGCGAAAGCACTATCCGGAACATACTGAACAACCCGGCAAGCCAGCTGCTGATAGAAAAAGCCTTGCGTGGACGTATGGAATTCTATCATGAGCAAATGCCGCACATGCACCGCCATGGTGGTAAGTTCTCCCTGTCACAAATAACGATGGATGACGTGGATTTGCCGCGTCGGATGAAAGGCGGCGAGTATGTGCATGCCTATTATGCTTATGATGTGGTGAGCCAGTGCCGTATCGGGCTGGCCTACGGGCGGGATAAGGATGATGCCTTGGTAGTGGACTGTTTTCGTGATATGTTCCGGCTCATCGAACGCAACGGATGGGGTATTCCAGCCGGTATTGAGGTGGAGCAGCACTTGATGAGCAAGTATAAAGAAGGATTCCTGAAGGCAGGTGAGGTATTTAAGTTTGTGCATTTCTGTGCCCCACAGAACTCACAGGAGAAATATGCTGAAGCTCTGAACGGTGCGTTCAAGACAACCATAGCACATAAGAACCATGAAGCCATTGGCCGCTGGCATAACAAAGGTGCACGGCGGGTGGACCAGAAGAAAGTGAGTGACAGCAGCAACCACACCTGGGAAGACAGAAAGTATTATACGTTTGAAGAGCTTGTGGCGGACGACCGGCGCGATTGTGAAGAATGGAACAATACGCTTCACCCCAATCAAAAGAAATATCCCGGAATGACCCGTTGGGATGTGCTCGTAGCCAAAATCAATCCGACCCTTCGACCGCTTGATAAACTGACCTTGAGCAGATATATCGGAGAAAAGGTAGATACCAGTATTCGTAGAAATTCCACAGTACGTGTGGCAAATGCGGACTGGTGGCTGAGCGGTCCGGAAGTGCTGGAGCAGCTGGAACCAAACAACCGCAAGGTGACGGCTTACTATCTGCCGGATGAAGAGGGCAAGCCTACGGATGTCTTCCTGTACCAGAACGACCGCTACCTTGACAAGGTTCGTCCGGTAGTGACTTACAACCGGGTGATGGCAGAACAGACCGAAGAAGACCGGGTAGCCTATACAGAGCAAAACAAAGTTCTGAGTCATTTCAGCAAATACCTCAATGACCACGCCATCGGAAAGGTGGGAACCGGTACACCGGATCAGCCAACGGATGACCCGGAAGAGGAACTGGAACTTCCCCCGGTGGAACTATCCGATGATTTGCCAGCCGAATTGTCGGCAGATCCGGAATCAGATTATGAATGGCACTCCGGAATAAGCGAGGCAATGAGGGCCATCAGTGACATGTAAGAATAGAATTAGAACAACATTAAAACAGCGTTAGAATTATGATTACAGAAGCGCAAAAACAGAAGATTTTAGCAGCGATAGCCGCCAACCGTGCGAACTATCCCAGTGATGCCAAGCATGCTGCCTCTTTAGCCATCAGTACATCTGTGTACAGTGCAATCAAGAACGGACAGACAGACAAAGCCCTGAGCGATGCCAACTGGATAAGCATTGCCCGCAAATTAGGGGTGAACCTCCGTGGTGAAATGGAATGGAAAGCAGCCAAGACCCCGACCTTTGAATATATAACTGCCCAGCTGGAGTTCTCACAGCAGTCCAGTCTGTCGGGCATCTTGTGCGACATGCCCAATATCGGCAAGACTTTCACGGCACGTTATTATGTGCAAAGCCACAAGAATGCCGTTTATATCGACTGCTCGCAGGTAAAGACAAAATTGAAGTTGGTACGCAAGATTGCTGCAGAGTTTGGTGTGGACAGCAAGGGGAAGTATTCTGATGTGTATGAAGACCTGGTATATTACCTCCGTTCGATGGAAACCCCGCTTATCATCCTCGATGAAGCAGGCGACCTGCAGTATGAAGCTTTCCTGGAACTGAAGGCCTTATGGAATGCCACTGAGCGCTGCTGCGCCTGGTATATGATGGGGGCAGACGGATTGAAAGAGAAAATCAACCGGTCCATAGAATGTAAGAAGGTGGGCTATACCGAAATGTTGAGCCGTTATGGTGACCGGTACAGCAAGGTGACTCCGGATGATGGAAAGGAGCGCGAACAGTTCTTGAACAACCAGGCACGTATTGTAGCCAAGGTAAATGCTCCTGCGGGGGCTGATATAGCCCAGATTGTACGGAAGACATGCGGTGGTTTGAGAAGAGTCTATACCGAGATTGAGAAACTTAAAATGACAGCGGAATAATGAAGCGTGCGTACAGTCCGAAGGAAATAGCCGCCAAGAAATGGGTTACTCTGCCGTGGGATGAGAAATGGAGCAAACCTTTCGGGTTCCCGGCAGAGAACGCTTCGTGGTTCATCAGCGGTGCCAGTGCCAGTGGGAAAAGCAGCTTTGTGATGCAACTTGGAAAGGAACTGTGCAACTATGGGACGGTGCTGTACATGAGTTACGAAGAGAAAATCAACCAAAGCTTCCAACGGCGTATGGGTTATCTGAAGATGAATGAGGTGCAGGGTAAATTTCGTGTGGTGACAGAAGGCAGTCTGGAGGAAGTGATTGCCAGACTGAAAAAACCGAAAAGCCCGAAGTTTATCATCATCGATTCCTTTCAGGTGGCCGGATGGGATTATCCGCAGGCTGTGGAACTGATGGAAACCTTTCCGAAGAAATGTTTCATCTGGATCAGCCAGGAAAAGAAAAGCCAGCCGATGGGTGGCGGTGCAGTAAGATTGAAATATATCTGTGATATGAAGATTCGGGTGGTCGGTTATAAAGCTTATTGTCAAGGACGCGCCATTGGAGACCCGGGAAGCTATTATGTGGTATGGGAAGACGGAATCATTCAAACAAGTAATAATTTACCAAAATGATTATGGATAATAACGAGAAGGCTTTTGAAAGCTACACCGGAACTGAAGTGTTCCAGATACTGCTGGACGGAAATTCCAGCCGGTCCGTATTGGATGACTGGCTGGAGCGAAACATCCAAAGCGACTTAAAAGTGAGAAGAGCGAAAATGCCCGGTCATGTCGTAATAGAAACGGGTGATGTCTTGTTTGCACGTAATGTGCTGATATGGAATCCAAGTTGTAAAGT